GCCGGAATACGAGAGTGCTTTGCACAGTCTGATATGATACATCTCTGCCGCCCTCCTTACGAAATAGCGGGCAGATTGGTGAGGATGCCGCAAGCATCAAGTTCCTCGATGATCGGGTCAAAGTCAAGATGCACGACATAGAATCTCTTGTCCTGCATGATCGCCTCTTTGCCCTCTGTCGTCTTGCGAATCTTGACACCGTAGGTGTTGACGACAACAAGGTTCTGCGGGTCTGCAAGCAGGATTGTGTTGTCGTTGAGCTTGGATTCCTCGACGGCCGGAATGCCGGCAGGGGAATCATACAGCTTATCCGGCACTGCGCCGCCCTGACCGATGATCTTGTTCAGCAGGAACAGCTCCCACTGCTGCTTGCGGTGCGGCGACATAATCCAGCGCAGTCTGCCGTTGTTGTACTTGTTCGGAACCGCCCGCATCAGGCTGTAGAACAGGTCAAGTGACATATCCGTCTGACCGGTCGCATCAACGACATGACCGCCGGTTGTGATCTGCTTTACCCAGCCGGTGTTGATTTTGAGGAAATCATAATCCGGGTCACTGGACGAAATGCTTTCGTCGCCGTTGAGGTACAGATCGTTGAGGTCGATGCCAAGCTGTGTAGTCATCAGATTGGTGATACGCGCTTCAAGGCTCTGCCCCTCGATGTTTTCCCGCAGGGTTTCCTCCGTGATCTCCCAAGGCAGACGGACAGCGGTTGTCGCATACTCGATCTGCGAGGTTTTCACGCCTGCGCGGTATCCGTCGTCCACGCCCTCCGTCTTTTTGCGGAGCAGACGGGAACCGATACCGATTTTGTCGATTTCGCCGGTCTTTGCGGTACGCATCTCATGGCGGACAAGGCTGCCAAGAGTCGTTGCCTCGAATGTCTGACCGATAAACCGTTTGGCCTGCTCAGGATTCAGCAGACCGGAAGTCAGCGAAGCGGTTTCGATAGCCGCCTTGCTGACAATGCTGTTGTTTTCGTACATGGCTTTTTCTCCTCTCTCCTAGATTACAGGATGCCGTGGAGGTAGTGCTGTTCCTGCTTTTCAACACTGCCCTCTGCGCTGTTGAGATTGCTCGGAGTGCCGGTGCGCTTCATGATCGGCTCAACCGCCTTTTCGACGGCTGCCGTAACCATCTTCTGCACCTGATCGAGCGTAAGCGGTTCCGCAGTCGGCTGTGTCGCCTTTGCGACTGCCGCCTCAACCATTTCCGCGATTGCCTCCGGGGTGATCTCTGCGGCTTTTGCCACAGTCTCCGGCTGCGTTGCAGGCTCCGGTTCTGCTGCTTTCTGGATTGCGGAGATCGCCTTTGTAACGCCCTCCTCAATCATCTTTTCGATTTCCTGTTTGGTCACTTCTGTTCCCTCCTCAGTGTTGGAATCGTCGGTCGGTTCAGGGTCGTCAAATTCAGAAAGGAATGCGCCGAGGCTTTCATAAATGCCTGTCAGCGTTGCCCTGTTCTTTCCCGACATTTTCTTTCCGGCCTTGCCGACCGGACGGTCCGCGCCGGTAAGCATCTTTGCGATAGGCTGCTTGCTTGCGAGGATTTCCGTGATAGTATTGGAGAAGTCGCTCAGGCTTTGCCTGATTTCCTCCTCACTCGGTTCTTTGCCCCAATACCAAAGGACATTTTCAAGGACATCCAGCGCGGTATAGAATCTTGCACCGAGTTCCCGATGCTCGTACTCATCGCTGAAATCGCTCTTGTGGATGCCGAGCATCTCCGCAAGCCTTTTCAGCACTCCGCGCTTTTCGCTCTCTCCGCCTTTGTTGAGCGTACTGAGGTCAACATCCTCGGAACCGTACTGCCCGCATCCGCCCATGCTGAATCCGGTGATCTCACCCTTTTCAATGGCAGACCAGACATCCGCGTCGGTCACTTCAACCGTCATCAGCCAAGTGCCTTTTTTGATCTGTTCGCCGTCGATCTCGAAATCAGCCTTTGCAATCCAGCTCTCAACAACGGTCAAACCGCTCTGAGGCTTGAAACTGTGCTGAATATCGTTCCCTACGCCGTTTTTCGCAAACCAATACGCGGCTTTCTGAATCTCCTCCGCAGTCATGAAGTCGCCTTGCGCGTCCTCGACCAGCGGCTCATACACAATGCCGGTCACATGATGCGTTTCTTTCTCCGCTTTCAGAATCCGGCCGTAAATCTGGAATTGCGCCGTGCCGTTTTCTGCTTTGGTGATAAGAAACTGCTTTTTGTTCGCTGCCTTATCGACCAGAGAGACGAAAGAGATTTTCGCGTCCCTGATCTCGGTAGCCTTTTTCACACTATCGTTCACTGTGTCTCCACCCCCTCTCATCATGTACTTGCCACATACACAGCCCTGACGAGGGCTGACGGCTTGTTTAAGGCGGGTTTCATGCTGTCGGTCTAACTTGCCCTATACCAAGCATGAAACGCCGAGGAGAGCGCGTGAGCATCTGAGAGGGCTATCCCTCAATTCCTGCTTTCGCTCTGTTCCTTGCGTCAAGTTCCTTTTCCCACTCATCGTCCATTTCGTCGATGATCTGCTGTTGTAGCTGCTGCCGTTCTTCGAGAGGCATTGCGAGGATTTCTTCATCGACAATATCCTCCGCGATACAATGGCAGTTGATTGCCTCACCCGGCGGCAGCTCAGGGTCAACCGGAAACATCGGGTAATAGGTGACACCGTCCGCGCCTACGAGCGTGAACGGCTTGTCAACATCTACCACCTGTCCGTCTATCGCCACATGATTTTCACGCGGCTCATTCTTCCATGCGCCGGTGTGCCGCCAAAGTTTCTGCTTGACGCACGGGTTCTGTAGCTGCGCCTCTTGCTTTGCTACATTGTGCGCCCGCAGGATTTCGGTTACGGCTACTCTCCGTGCGCGGTAATACTCATCTCGGATGCCGCTCTGCATGATTTCAAGGGTTACACTTGAAATGTCTGAGCCGGTGTCAAGCCCGCGTTTCAGAATATCCTCGATCTGCTTGTTCGAGGTCAGCTTCATGAGGTTTGCGAGCTGCCCGCTCCAACTGTCAATCCATGCGTAAGCCCGCTGCGAGATCGCGGTTATTCGGATTTCGGGGTCTGAGAATGACACATACTTGCGTACAAGCCTCGGCACAAGGTCGTGCAACTGCTCCGAAACTGCGGTCTTGATCGCATCGCAGTAAATGTCTTTCTGCTTGATCGCGTCCAGATCGTCACAAAGTTCAGAAAGCGTCTGCCGCTTTTTGATCTCTTTGATGAAATACTCTGTCTCCGCAAGCAGGGCTGCAGCAATCTCATCCTCAAGCGTGAGCATCCGGTCTATCGTGTAGCCGGGGTCAGCCCTGCCCTCCTCCTCGAAAATGTCCTCAAGGTCATCGTCAACCTTGCGGATGTAGTTGTCTATTGCCTTAATGAGTCTCTGGCAATCCATGCACATATCGGTTTCTCCTATCCCTATCAGGGACTATTCTGCTTCGTGCCGTCCCCTAATGGGACATACAGAACCGAAAAGAAAAGCCATCAGCCGAGATGGCTCATTTACGAAACTGTCTCGCCAGCCTCGTATGCTGCTTTCGCTTCGTTCAGGCTCATGTGATTGGCTCCGCCTTTGTAATCGGGGTTATTCGTATAGAGTGCGTCATCCTGCCAACCGCAAACATCGCAAATTTCGAGGCTGTTATGCTCCTCGAATTCAAATTTGCCGCAAACAGGGCATTTATGCTTGTCCGCCATGTGCTATGTCCTCCTCTCGCATCATGTCGTAGTACGCCTGCGCGTCAACCGGCTTTATGAATGTGGTAATTCCTTTTTCCGGATGACCTTTGACGAACTGGTTCTGTTTTGAGTCGTACCGTATAACATTGCCCTCTTTGTCCATGTGGCCTTGTATGTCTCCACCCGTGGCGGATTCAACAAGTTCTAACGCACGAGCTATGTATTGGTCTACGGTCTTTATCCCGTCTTGTTCAAATTCCGCTTTGTGCTTTGTGAAATGATTGTTCGCTTTCGCTTTTGATCTAAAGCCTTTCACTTTGAATTCGTGAGCGCCGGATGCTCCGGTGCTTGCGAATCTGCCGTGTTCGTCACGAGGCTGATCTGGATTCCCTTTCATTATAGCACAATCATTCAAGGATTGCAAGCCTTTTTGTGAAGATTGTCGCAAAAGATTTCGCACTTCTTTCATCACGGCTACAATCGCGTCGTCATTGTGCGCTGCTGCTTTCTTGATCTGCTTTTCAAGGCTCATGGTGATCTGCTCGACATCAATCGCCGGTTCCTGCTCCGGCGCGGCTGTGCTGCTTGCAAGCTGCATTATGGCGAGCGGTGTTTCTGCCCATTCTCCCTCAAACGGCTCCGCTACCTCTCCGATAGCAGAGTAGATAACCTCTTTCGCCTTATTCGGCGTGAGGCCTCCCGCTCTGGCGCAGACGGAAAGAATCTTGTAAATGTCGTCGGGGTTCGTGAGGTTAGGTTCCTTGAAGTACGCCTCAACGAACCGGAACTGATACCCGCCGAGCAGTTTGTGATTGATTATCCACGCAAGGGAATTTCTGTGCGGCTGGAATACCTGTTCTTCCGTCGTCTCAACGGCCGTTTGTGCCGTCGCTCTGTTGAAGTCGGTCGTATAGCCGACATACAGATCGGGCAACTGAAATGCGCTCTGCACCTTTTTCCTGTTGTTGTCAAGATAATCTTGGAACAGCTCATCCTTTTGGAGAATGCTTGCGATGTCTTTGATCTCGATGTCCGGTCTTTCGGTCTGGTCGAAATCGGTGCGGCCGTCGGATGCCTCTGTTTCAAGGAGGAGGAAAGCGTGTTGCCCTTTTTCACCCTTTATCTCATCCATATACTGTTGCAGTTTGGCGAAGCTGTCCTCAGTCAGTGTGCCGTTCTTCACAATTATCATCAGCGGTGTATGTCTGCCGTTGGTGAAGTAATTGTTATTCAGCTTTTCCGCTCTCCGGCTGCCGTCTACTCCGAGAATCTGACCCGACCACCGAACCTCTCCGTATGGAGCGTTGCCGTTCTTGAATTCAAGTATTTCGTTTGCCTGATACTGAATTTCAAGCGCTTCGCCCTCTGTGAGATAGTCGCCGGTCCTCCTGTCCATGATGCGCGGGTCGCCAAATTCCTTGAAATAGACCGTCTTGCCGCCGATCTGCTGCTTGTACTTGCGGAACCGCTTTTTACGGACAATCTCTTTCCCCATGTGATAGAACTGAACCTCAATGTACGGGTCAAGCGGCATTGTCTTTCGCATACTCGGCGTGTCGGTGATGAAATCGACCTGCTCAACACCTCCGCCGAGATTGCGGATGATCTCGGTGTAGGCGATTCCGTAGGTTTCCCGCGCCTCAACGATGCGTTCAAACAGCTCTTTGGTATCCTCCTCAATGGTGAGCAGGGTAATGATCTCTTTCGCCGCTGTGTACTCTGCCGCCATTTCTGCGGTTTCTTCCTCATCCTCAATGTAGCGGATGCCGATGCCAAATCCGCAGATATTCTGCTTGTACGCCCGGATGCACTGCGGAAGTATCGTGCTGCCGTCCACCATGATCTTGTATCCGCGCAAGTCTGCCGGCGGCTCAATCCATTCCCCGGCGTTGTACTGTTCCTGCGTGTCAAGCTGTGTCGTCGTCTCCGCTTTTTGTACCGGTTCCGGATTCCTTGCCATTATCACCCTTGCTTCGATGTTCGGCTTTTTCTTTGCCACTTATCGCACCTCATTTCTTGTGTTTTGGCGGCAGCTTGACCGGCAGGCAAACGAGCAAAACGCTGTCCGCCTCGTCAGGCGATGCCAAGCCTCGATCTTTCATGTCGCCCTTGCTTTCCACGCGAATCTTGCCTCTGTCGGTCAGGCGGTACTTTCGGCAGGAGAGCTGCCCTGCAAGATGTTCGTCGTCCGGCAGGACGATTGCAGGCGGCAATATGTTTCCGTCGCTGTCATTCGGTCTGAGGAGATTCCTCACGACGCTCATCATGTAGGTTGTCGTGTCGTCGTAATACTTGTGCTTTATCCGCTCTCCGAATTTGACCGGATAAACCTCAAGCCACCAAAACAGCTCCGGGTTATTGCGCTTGACTTGCCGCAAACGGTCCACGACACCGCCGCCCACGCCGCCGTCATCAACCTTGACCGGTATCGGGTCGTCGGTGCTGCTGTCCAGCTTGTACCGCTCCACAAGTTCAATGCCGAGCTGCAACAGGTCATCTGCCGTTTTCATGGTGTCCTGCCCGTGCCGTTTTTTGTAAATCACTACCTTTTCGTCGATTCGGTATGAAATAACCGTCTTATCGTCACCGAAACGCGCCACATCGCAGCCAATATGTATCTGAAACGGGTGTTTTCGTGGAGAAAACTCAGTTTGTATCGACTTTTCAATCAGCGGCAGGGGAATAAACACATCATCCTCGGAAAGAGGAAAGTCGCCGCTGACGCGCACTCTGAATACATCGCTGTCCTCACCGTACATATTGACGATTGTTTTGATGTAATCATCGGAAACGCGGCCGCTGTCCCTGCCATCAATGTGGAATGTCTTGTACTGAGATCGGTTCTTATGGTGCGAATCGAAGAAAAAGCCGTTGAGCTGCGTCGGGTTTCCGCACATCAGCAGTCTTGCGCCGGATGTCGAAAGGGAACCGAGAACCGGCTCAAAAATGCTGTCTGCTACGCCGGATGCCTCGTCAATGATATACAGCACATGATCTGCGTGGAATCCCTGCAATGCGTCCGGTGTGCTTGCTGTTCTGGCAACCGCGAACCATTCCTCCGGGTATTTCTTCATATAGACGCGCTCTTTCGTCCACACGAGATCGTTGTTCAGCACGGGATTGTTACGAATCCACTTGCTGACTTCCGCCCAAAGGATATCGTGTAATTGGTGCTGCGTCGGTGCTGTGCATGGAATCTTCGGGAATGGTCGGGTACACATAAACCAGATGACCGCCCAAGCCTCGACCGCAGATTTGCCTACGCCGTGACCGGAGCGAACAGATGTCATTGTGTTGTCTGCGAGGCTGCGGAGTATGTCCGCCTGTCGCGGGTCCGGCTTTGCCCGTATGATGTCCTCCACAAACTCGACCGGATGCTCTGCGTAGTAGAGAATCGCGTCTGTGCTTAACATCAGCTTTCATCCTCCTCCATGCGCTTTGCGTAGGCGGCTATGATCGTGTCTGCCAGTGTGTCCGTGCCGCCGTTCATGCCGAGTTGACCGGCTGCGTCTGCCTCGATCTGCTGCCGTGTCTCAACTTCGAGCTTCATGCCAACCTCAATCAGCCGTATAATGTCCTTTGTGAAAATGCGCTCTTTCGACGGGTCAAGCTGACGCAGGGCCTTAAAGCCTTTTTCCTGCATCAGCTCTGCAATTTTCGCCTGCCGCTGCCGCATCTGTTTCGCGGCTTTCTGCTCCGCCGAAAACTCCTGCCGCCGCAGTTCATTCGTGTAAAGTCTTACCCGCTCCTGCCAGCTCCAACGACTGCTCCACCGCTTTATCAGGGTATCGCTTTTGGATAACTCTTGGGCAACTCTCCGCAAACTGCGGTCATCGCCCTGATTCAGATAACAGTCGAATGCCTGATAAGCCTGTGCGCTTTCGCCCTTTTGCCGTTCCCACGGCTTATCGGTCTTATCCCATTTCGCCATTATCCTCCTCTCCTTTAAGAGCGAATTTATACACAATATCGCCGTTTTCGTCTCTGCCGACCGGTACTAGGATTCCGCCGTAGCCTTTTGCCGGTGATGTGCCTTTACTCGGTGAATTCCAATTATCGCGGAGGTACTGTGCCATTGTGGTGTCGTACTGCAATGCTCTTGCCTTATTGCTGCCGGTGTTGTAGCCTGCTGCGCCGCACCACGGAAAATTGAGGTACTTTCCTATGCCGTCCGAAATATCTGAGAAATGAACCTCACCCTTTTCTCTTGCAATGATGATCGCCTGCCCAATGTTTCCGGTCTGGCTGACATTCCACTCCGGCGGTACTCCGCAGCAATTACAGGCATCGTTGCATTCCCGGCAGAAAGCGTCGCTTACATGGAACCGCATCCCGAGGCTGTGGACATACTTTCTCATGTCGTGAATGATCGGCGCTTTGATTCCTCTGTTCAGCCGCTTGTATCCGTGCTGTTTGCTGTGCTTGATGTAATACTGCCAAATATCGAAGCCGCAAACCTCGCTCATACCGGCGTACCTCTTTTTCAGGTCGTCGTTCGCCCGCGCCTCCATGCAGAAAAACTCAGTCGTAACGCTGTCCGCTCCTGCATCGTGCGCCATTTTGATTAACCGCTTGTAATCGGATGAAACGCCGATGATGAACGGTCTGAGACGGAGCGTCACATGGAGTCCTGCGTCTGCGAGTCGTTTGATCGCGGCGATTCTCTCCTCCGGTGATGGTACGCCCTTTTCGATCTTTCGGGCTTTCTCTTTGTCGGCTGTGATGATCGAGATTTTGATGTGCCAATTATGGGTGTGCCGTCTGAACAGCTCCATGTACCGCTCATCCTGCGTCCACCAAGCGGCTTTTGTGCTGAATGAGATCGGATAGTCGATCTTGTCAAAGTACCGGAGCAATTCAAGCGTGATGCCGAATCTGCGCTCCCATTCGTCGAATTCGTCTGCAAGGCCGCCCCATTGCATGATTCGCCGGTTCTGGATATAGCTGAAAAACTGCTGCTCATACTTTGAGGAGGCAGCTCTGTCGTTTCTGATCGCCTTTTCAAACAAGTCGATGACTTTCTTCGGATTCACGCAGCGCGGTGCGCCTCCGCCTATGTATCCGTCAAGTGTGTGAGACTTCTGGAAGAAAGCAAAACAGTAAAGGCAGTTGTACGCGCATTTGCTGTATGTGTCAAAAGTCATCGGCATGGAACAGTCCGGTATTTCCATTGTCCAGCGCGGGCTGTTGTAATCCATCTTGAGGTCGTCTTTTTTCGGTGCCATGTCCTCACCTCATTCCTCTACGCGGATAACCGTCGTATTTGCGCCCTCTCTGATCTGATCGTCGTAGCCGTTGTTTTTCGCCCATTCTGCCGCAAGCTCTCTGTTTGCGAATTGCAGAGTGACAACATAGCTGCCGCCGATGAACTGTTCCTCCGCGTCATCTTCCCATCCGTCAAGATCGTAATCGCCGTCGTCGAGATCGCTGTCATCAGAAAAGAGGATCGCCAGCTCGTCAGCGGAGAATCCGCTTACCGTCGCTACTTCATAGTCGAAATCGCGGAGAACAGCCTCAAGTTTCTCGTAATCCCACTTGCCTTTGATCTTGTTGAGGGCAATATTGAGGATTTTCTCGTCATCCTCTGAGAGATCGACGACGGAACATAGCGCTGTCTTGTGTCCGAGAAACTTAATCACTTTGAGTCTCTGGTGACCGCCTACGACATTTCCTGTTCGCTCGTTCCATACAATCGGCTCAACACTTCCGAATGTCTCAATGCTGACGCGGAGCTTTTCCCATTCGGGCATACCCGGCTCAAGCTCGATTCGCGGGTTATACGGTGCTGCGTTCAGTTTTTCGATCTCAATCTCCCGTACCATAGTCGATGCCCTCCATTCTGATTGTGATGTTCCTGTTCGTACCCTCGTACTCTGTGTCGATGTCCCGCTCTTTCAGCCATTTCTCTGCAACCTCTTTCGACGGGAAAGAAATAAACACGCTGAAAGGCTGCGGAGCCTGTTCTCCGGTGTCTGAATCCTCGGATTCATCCTCTTTGTCATCCTCCGGCGCGGGTTCATCCGGTCCGCTGTCGTCTGCATCGCTGCCGCTGTCAGAGCCGAAAAGGTTGTCCAGCTCCTCCTCGGTAAAGCCGGTGAATTGGATGTCGTCGTCATCCATCCCGTCGAACACGATTTGCAGCTTGTCGTAATCAAATTCGCCGTCGATCTTGTTCAATGCGATGTTCAGTAGCTTTTCCTGCTCCGCGTCCGCTTCAATGATGACGACCTCAACCTCCTCCACGCCCTGCGTTTTCAGGACATTCAGCCTTTGGTGTCCGCTCACAAGCAGTCCCGTCGTCTCGTTTACGATAAGCGGCTCAACAAGACCGAACCGGTCAAGGCTCCGGCTCAGTGCCTCCCATTCCTCATCGCCGGGTTTCAGCGTTACTCTTGGATTGTACGCTGCCGGTTTGATGTCCTTGACTTTCATAATAGCCGTTTTCATTTTTCGCTCCTCCTCATCTTGACTTCGCCAATTCGCCTTTTGTTCAGTTCGAGTATATCCGGGTACATACCGACAAGCCGTTTTGCCGTCCGGTTATGCTCTTGCCGGTCTTTCCACGCCTCCTCGCATCCGCCTTTGGTGTAGTGCGGTGCATTACAGCAGTAATTGTTCAGTCTTGGGAAAGCTCCGAATCTGCGGATTATCCGGCAGGACAGCTCGTAATCCTCTTTTGTGGAGAATCTGGAATCGAACCTCATGCCTATATTCGTGAGCGCAAGAAGCGTTCCCTCTCCAATGTTCCGCGCCGTATATCCCTTTGACATGAAATAGGCGTTGTGGCATGGGTACACGCTGAATCCGACCGTTTTGTGTTTGGCGGCGATTCTGTATCCGTATCCGATGAACTGCTGCAATTCGTCCAAAGTTTCAATATTCCTGAGATGATCGCCGCACAGCTTGCAGATTGCCTTTATATCATCGTCGAGAATAACGATTTTCGCGCCCTTTGGCGTGTTGTCAAGTATGGTGTTCCGGTTGTCGCTGACATTGTTTCCTGCTCTGAAAACCAGCTTTCCGACTCTCTCGCGGTATCCTCTTGCGAGGTATGCTTTGTAGTCGCTCTCCGTCTGGACGCTCATAATGATATGCCGCCTATCAACTCCGAGGCGCTCAAGGTAGTCGAGCGTCGGCTGCTTTTCGCTGCGCTTATATGTCGGGATTCCGAAAAATACTTCCATATTCCGCCTCATTCCGTAATCAGTGCATCCGTATCAAGATGCTGTACCTGAAATGCCTCTGCGAATAAATATCCGCTCTGCGCTCCTCTGATTCTCGCAAGTGATTTGATTGTCGCCATGTTTCGCGGGTGCGGCAGCTCTCGTATCACATTGTCGTATACGGCAATGCTGTTGTACTTGCTTTCGAGATCGTTTCCGCTGACCTCACAATAGCAGTTTGGTGTGAATCCCCCCAAGAATCCCCAATCGGTCGAGGAGAGTATTTCCATAAACATGATCGCTTTCAGCTTTTTTATGCCTTGCGTCTGTCTGATCGGGAGCTTTGCCGCCTCCATGACAAGGGCAGAGGTGATGCGGTGATCGTTGTGAATATCAAGCGGAGAATGAGTAATAAGGATGTCCGGCTGCTCTTTGAGCATTGCGCTTTCGATAAGCTGCGTCACTTCGTACCGGTCTATCTGGCCGAATTTCATTGTTTCGATATTTCCGCGATATGCTGTGTCTATTCCGAGTATTTTATGGCTGATTTTCTGCCGTGCAAGAAGATCGTCGGTTCTTGTGGCGCTGCTCATGCTAAGAGTTAATACAGCGATATGAGCGCCCTTGTCTTTCAGCTTTCGTATCGTCGCTCCGGCTCCCAGTGCTTCGTCATCGGGGTGAGCGCAAACAAGTAATACTCGCATAATGCCCTCCGCTCCGTCCCTATCGGGGACATTTTCTTATAAAAATACGGCATCCGCCGCGTATAGGCGAATGCCGTTACCGTCCAGCTTTTTGTTCATTATACCACAATACAGAGCGAGTGTCAAGGCATAATGTTGAATTTGCTGTCGTTTTCCTCTTTGAAATGCTGTCCTTTGTAGGGACTGTTCTGCTCTTTGTGGTCGATGAGGCCTTTACTCCACACTGCGGCGATTGCTGCCGAGATGATGATGCACACGATGATTGATTCCATGCCCGCCTCCTAATGGTACAGAAATCTCAGTACGCCGTTTATCAGGTAGCACTCGTATTGCTTGAGGTCTGCCGGTACGATGTACTTTCTGCAAAAATGCTGTTTCATGTCCCGAAATATGTT